GCGTCCTCACGCTTGGGAGACCGTAAACGGCGGTGCTCCCTGGAATCTAACCAAGTTAAAATCCTCACCAGTACCCATGAGCCTGGTAATCTTAACTGAAGAGGTTCCGAAAGTTTTAACTCTGAGTCGGAAATTCTTGTACCAGGTACTTTCAAATTCCGAATCATTAATTGAAGCTCCATTATAATCAGATGCAAAGGCATAATGATATAGATTATTGGACATAAATGGCAGATCGACTTCGACACCATTTGCTGATGTATTGGTGAACTGAACTCCGGGGGTTAATCCCATATAATAATCACCGCTAGTCATATTGGCAGAATCAGCTTGTAATGTTGAACTGGGATCATCCAATTGAACTACAACTGAATTCATGATCTCTGGTGCAGAAACCGAACCATTGTAATATAAGTTTCCATCAAATTTGAATCTAGCTCTTACTGAGCCCTTAATTGCAACATATGCAAATCGTAAATATTCAAACAAAGGAACTGATCTTGATGCCCCACTAGATCCCCAAGCTGGATTAGCCAATGGCATTACCCCTGCCAAGTATTGCAAAAAATTGTCATTGACAGTTTGCGTGACTTTAGGATAAGCTTGGTACCTTTTGAGGAGCGTTCTGAAAGTGGGATAAGACTCACCAAAATAGTCTAAATGCATAGTTTTAGATTCAATAGAACTTTCGTTTACGTCTACGCATGTGACACCCATTGAAGTATGGTCTTCACCAGATTCAGTGTTCAATGACGTTCTGTCAAAAGGAATTCCAACAGAGTTAGGACCTGCGTACTTGATGTCACTTGATTTAACATATACGTTGACTTTAACATCAGAGGAGTCCGGAGACTGCAATTTGGTAAATGGTACTACTCGTATAAAACCATTAGCAAATCCACTGAATTTTTCTAACGCAGCAGATGTCCCGTACGCATCCCTATAGGCAACACCGTTTCCATCAACAGGCCGGGTTTTCAACCAAGGCCTGCTCGACGCCCAACTAATGCATAGATCCACACTTTGAGTATCCTGCAAATCAATAACAACCATGTATTGCTTGTTTTGTTCAACATCAGCAGATATAAGTGAATGTTGCGAAATGTTAGGCTCATAGACAACAGCCAATTTCCCACGATGATAAGCGCTACAAACAACTTCTATACGGAACACAATAGTTCCGTTCCAATAAGTAAAAGGCAGAGCTGTCATAGCAAGTGCGGAAGGTTGATAATATGATCTAGTTAGAACATTATACCACGAGTAAAGATCCGGGGTAACAGCGCATTTAAATATTGGAGTTGACAAAACGGAATCAGTGTCCAGCCAATCAAATGTAGTGAGATACGATTCACGTTGTGAAATATAGTTAATAACCAATTCATCTTGCCCATTTCCTGCATAGGCTCCATCTACGGTTAATGCTTGTTTAGGGTCCAGTGACAATTTAAAAGCTGTTTCATTTCCAATACCTAATGATCCATTGGCCATTGGTATTCTCTTTATTAATGAAATATTCTCAGTAAGTATAGGTTTACTCCAACCAAATATGGATGCAAATTTACCCACGCCACCAGAAATCATTTCTATCGGTGTTGCGAAAGGTTTCAATGGTGGAATATAATTGAGA